AACGTTGAGCTTGCACCAAAAGCGGTGATGGGGGCTTGGTTCATAACCACAGTCGTTGCACCAGCCGTTGCTGCTGTAATTACAAAGGAGCCTGAAGCAATGTAATTGCCGTTAGAGTCCAATGAGCCTACATCAGTACCAACAGGTAAAGCAAAGGGAATTGCGCTACAAGTGATAGTGGCAGTTGAAATGCTTGTGAATGTGGCAGTACCAAGAGTGACTTCAGTATCTGGATTCAAACCCAACACACGCAAAGGCAGAGCATCTGTTGTTGCAGGCGTAGCGCTTGGAGCTAAAACTGCGTTCTTTGAATTACCAGTTGCAGTGCTGCCAGTGTTGTTAATCATCGCCACGTTTTGGCCAATCATTGCACGAGCACCAGAAGCAACAGCAGTAGTAGCCGAGCAAACAACAGCAGAAAACACGGTGTCAGGATCGTCACAAACGATAGCCATAATGTCGCCCGCAGCAGTACTTGCTGGATAATACTGAGAAAACGTCTTCTGTTTGGTCAGCGGGTTAGTAAACGAGCATCCCAAAAAGACACCAGCTACTGTACCCAGCGTACCAGTACTTACAGAAAGACGTTCTAAATTACCGCGAACCAAGCCCACGAGATCACCATAAAAGATGTTCGTAGCGTAGTTGTTGTTAATTGCGTATTCACGAGTAGAACCCGCAAATACCTGACCTCCGATCAAGTTGATCGGTTTTAGCCCGTAAGGGCTTGAAACCACAGGATAAGCCATTTAAGACTCCTATAAAAATTAAGTACCTTTGCCAAAGCTAGACGAAGATTTATTCTCTTTGAAGAGAGGCATCCGCGCATCACTTTGACGCATTAGGTTGTTGTCTACAGCTTCCGTCTGAGATTGTGTCAACTTGTTAAAGTGCGTATTACGCTGTTCTACAAACTCTTTCGGGGTCTTACAGAGTAACAACCCGCCAATCTCAATATGGTCTTTATAACGGCTATTGGGATCAGCTAACAGTCTAAATTGTGGTTGTTCATCTAAACCTACTGGCTCCCATCCTTCGCGCCGTTTTGCGGCCAAGTTACGGGGGTCAGCTGTGTTTAAATTAGAAACACGAATCCATCGGTAAGCGTAGTCCGGGTGCTTGTCTGGTTCAGGTAGAAGTTCGGCCTGCTGCCACTGTTTAGGACGTTCAGCCATCAATCTATCTTCAAGTTCACGCGGTTTTCTGTTTTCAGCCATTATTGGCCTCCATTTCGAGTTTCGCCTTGGCATATTGCTCGGGCGTTAAATTTAGTTTCTTGGCCAGACTCATTTCAGATGGATTCAAACGAACCCTCTTAGGTGATGTTGACCTTGTAGCCGGTGCTACCACCGAACTTCTGCGAGCGGCTGGGCGCTCATTTTGTTCCGCTTCTTCCTCAAATCTCTCTGGGAATCGCCTGCGGATAGTGGCGTCAATCTTTCGATAATACTCTTGTGATGAAACCTGAACACCTTCGCGCTTGAGCTTCTCATGGAGGCCTAGAGCTAAACTGGTCATCTCTTCATCTTCTCCGAACCACTGATTTTCCTGTTGCCATGCTTGCGCGCTGGGGTCAGGACGGAACTGTGGTACCGGCTGTGACTGCATTTGTACAGGAGTTTCTTGCTCTTGTAAAGGCTGTGGACGAAAATTCTTTACTTTGTCGGTTTTTAGAGTTGCTTGAGTCAGACGTTCTTGCGCTTCCATGACCTTATCAGTGTCGCCAGAATCATAGGCTTCACGATAAGCGCGTTTGGCCGCATCCATCTCCATAGCCACAGCTTTCTGAACCGTAGCTAGTACGTTCTTCTCGCTGTTATTAAGGTTGGACTTAAGACGCTGGTTCTCTTGCATCATCTTCTGAGCAAAATTAATAGCCTCTTGCTGCTCTCGAATAGCGTTATCTTTCTCACGGCGTTCTTCGTGAGCCAGACGTTTCATCTGGATAAGCTTCTTCTTAACTTTGGTAGAGTAGTCCTCTAGCTCATCGTTATAGAGGTCTTCTTTGACTTTCTCTTCCATCGGAGGTTTATTGCGATCCTCCGCAGGGGTGTTGTCTTCTACGTCAATGATGATCTGTTCATCAGTTTGATCGTCTTCTGTGGTGACTTTTACGTCATCCTGCTCATCGGGAAATTTAAATGTACTCATGTCGCTCCTTATTTACGGCGTATACCGCGTGGATCGTCTACTACGCCCTCGACAGAATCGTCATTGATCACACGGAATTCCTTGCCGTGAATGACCAGTCGCGTTCCTGAGTTGGGTCTAATCAAGATAAAGTCACCCTTCTTGCAGTACGGGCCGGTTGGGAATCGGCTTGCGTCCTTGTAGCAATCTGGGCCCATGTCTACTACGAATAACACAGTAGTCAGGGTTTCCTCAATCATGAGAGTTTCTTCCGCTTTTACGAGTCCGGACTCTCCGTATTCTTTCTCTATCTCTGGGATAGCACAAAGAATTCTGTAACCAGATGGGCGGGGAAGTTGTTTGGCCTTCTCCTCTGGTTTTGTGTTCAAGATCTTGGATAAATCCACGGCCTTGGTTATGTCGAGATTTGAAATCTCACTCGTCATCGTCATCGTGATTGACTCTTTCTTGTAGGTCTATGATGTATAAACGTGCAGTGAGTAGACCTTTCACCTCTCCACACATTCTCTTGTACTCCGCAAAATCTTCAGCCTTGCCATCGGCTATTGACATTTGGAGTTGGGATACTTTGTCATCTATCTTTGAAGCTAGAAGTTTTAAATATTTGTCGATCATTGCTTGTTCCTCATTATTTCAGCTAAGAGTTTATTTTTCTCGGCCTGTGCATCTTGAGCAAGTTCTTGTTGATCTTTTTGCACCGAAGCTTGGATTCGCGCCATATCAATCTCCTTTTGGGTAGCGATACGTTCACGTTCAATCTGTTGCTGTGACTGCTTGAGCTGGGCGTCAGTTGCATCCTTCTGCGCCTTACGCTGACCCTCTTGACCCTTAAGCTGCAGCTCCTGCTGTTGCATCTGAATCAAAGGATCTTGTTGCATTGCCGCCGCTTGAGCCTGCTGGGCCTGTGCGGTATTGGCTTGCAACAACTGGGCGCTTGCCTGTGCAATGAGCTGTGACAGCTGCACTTCCACATCCTCTGGCAATTTCTCGTTCGGGGCGGGCATTGGCACACCCATTTGCTTCTCTATCAACTGACGATAGTGGAAGCCTAAGTGCTCGGCAATGTGTGCCTGCATAGAAGCCATGATCTGGTTGGCCATTGGGTTCTGACCCACCGTCTTTTGAATCAACGGGTCTTGCATAAACGTCTGGTGCGTAGCAATGTGGGCTTGTTGATCTTGGTAAATAAACGCCTTCATCGGCATACCTTTCAGTGCGGCCATGTTCTCGCTGACTGGGTCTTTTGGCATCTCATCATCAGGCAACGGCACCAGCTTCTGGGCGTTTTTAATTCCCAAAACATCAAGCATCTGTCTATGTAACTGAGGTAAGTCATAGATCTGTGGAGCTTGCTGGGCCAGCTGGATCACCGCCTGATACTGGACAATCTTCTGCGCCATCGTGGCCGCATTGGGATCGCTTACAGGGATAACATCAACTAAGTCGTAATCAGATCGCTTGGCTTTGCGGGATCCTTCTTCTGGCTGGTAAGAGTATTCATCAGGTGTGTAGTCTCTGATAATGTCGCGCAAAAGAGCCAGCTCTTGCTTAAAGGAATAGTGAATACGCGCCTGTACAGCGGTCATTACCTTTAACTGACGCTCAAGGATGGCCAGTGTCGTACCAACGGGAGAGTTGGCAGACATATCAGCAACTTGGATGTCAGCGGCAGACGCAAACTTGCGGCCTTCTTCGACAATCTTATCGAGAAGAGAAGCCAGAACCTGTGACGGCTCTTTGTAAGGCAGAGGCATGATGTTCTCTGCAATAGATCCGCTTGGAACGTCCACATCGCGCCACTCAGCTGGGCCGATTGGGGTGTCGTCTCCCTTGACCCGCAGGCCACGGGTCTTAAAGCCGCCGGGCAGGTTGGCCAGAGTACCGGCGTCCACCAATTGACGCAGAATTGACGTACCAGACTTAGCAAATGCTCCAACAAGGTGAATCAGACCAAAGCAATAGAAGCCAAAGCCTGGGACGTAACCATAGTGGACGTAGTGTTGGCGCTTAGTGTGGAGTTTGTCGCCTTGTTTCCAGTTTCTGCGGATAGCCAGACACTTCATGCTTCCATATTCAATGGTCACAATGTAAGGTAGCGCAATTCCTGTAGGTTCTCCGTCTTTATCGGTGTGTTCGTAGCCTTCAAGGTCGAGCTCTACGTTCATCTCAAGGATTTTGTAGCGGTCATCCGACAAAGCTCGGAATCCCATCTTCTCAGCAATCTTTTTCTCTACCTCGTCCAGCGTGTTGTTGGGCTCTCCCAAGTCAATGTCGGCATAGAATCCAGCAACCTGTAATTTACGCAGTTCGTTTTCCGTTTTTCGCATAACGTGCGTAACGCGAGGGGACGTTTGAATGTCGGACGCGCCGTAAGGCACAACCAGATCTTCAGCCGGGACGAATATTGATGTTTGTCTGTCAAAACTTGGATCAAAGTAGACTTTCTTAAAAGCATTACCAGACAATCCCAGACCCCAGACCATTCTTTCGTGCTCTGGCCTGAACTCTGTCATCACATCTGTCAGCTGATAGTTCATATCATCTTGAACACGGGTCGCAGCGTCTTTTTTCTCGGGGGTTTCCTTGCCAATGATCTGGGTCTTCACTGGCCCAGCTGCAGGGAACGTGCTCATCATGATCTCAGCTTGGAATTTAACCAAAGCTTCAGACAATAATGGGTGGTAAACACCGCAAGCACCAATCCAAGGGTCGGCTCGCTCTTCAATCTTCATCCCCAAGAGCTCCAAACCGTCTACATAGGTCTGCATCCAGTCTTTTCTTGAGTTGACATCATCGTCATAGTCACCAACTAGGTCAGTCACGATCCCAGTGACAATAGATTCGTCTAAATAATCAACTAAGTTAGCGTCAAAGTCATCTATCTCTTCTCCGCCAATCTCTATTTCCATCCCACCAACGTTAATTGTCACCTCTTCAGGGTCAACAATCTCAATTTCAATGCCGCCGTCCTCTTCGGTATCAGGCATTAGGGCTTCTAAACCCTCTGGTGCGGCGTAAAGTGATTTTTCAATGGACATATGTATCCTTAGTAGTAAGAAACTTTGCGTCTAAACGAGCGAACTTCGTCCTCTTCGTCTGTCTGCAAGCGTATAAACCCGCCTTTTCTGAACCTTATCAGAGCCTGCGTAGAAGAGTCAACTAAGTCATCGTGGTCTGAGTTTGGGAACGCAGCCATTTCTTCCATTAACTCATCAGCCCAGCGCGTAGCTGGCGCCCAAACCTTACCGCTGGCAAACAAATCAGATACAGAATTGATCCTCACCATCTTATCATTACCTCTAGACGGCGTAAACTCTTGAACAGGTATCCCCATCGCCCGCAGTTCATAAATCAATGGCGCTCCGGACGCCTTGGCCTCAACGATAAACGCATCTGGCTCCCACTCTTTGTAGTGGTTAAAGGCTTTTTCTTTCAGTTCAGGAAATTCCATGCGCTTTTTAAACGCATCGAGCAAAATAATATTTGCGTCATTCTGGTTCTCATTCAAATAGAAAACCCCCCAAGTCGTACAGGCGGAATAGTCAGATCGTTCGTTTTTTGTAAACGCCGTGTCCCAAGACTGGATCACAAACTCACACTTAGGCGGATCTTCGTCTGTCCATTCTTTCCACCACTCCCGCTTAACAATCGCGCCTTGCTCTGACGTTGGGCTCTGCTGATACTGGGCATTCCACTTAGCCGCAGGCAGTTCAGACTGTAGGGCGTGGAGTTCTTCTAGGCTCCAGAACTCTGGCCATAGGGGATTACCAGAGGGAAGGATCGCAGGGAAGTCAATCACCTCCCAGTCATCGTTCCCGTCCTTATCAATAGCAGACTGCAAGATCCGGCCAGTCAAATCCCGTTTAGCCCAGCGCGTCATCACAACAATAATCGCACCCCCAGGTTGGAGACGCTGGCGAGGCCCAGAGGTGTACCACTCGTAGACTTTATCAAAGACAGTAGGATCTCCAGCGGCCAAGGCGGCTTCTTGTTCGGAATGGGGATCATCAATGATCAGTAGATCAGCACCTTTACCAGTTACTGTACCTCCCACACCAATCGCAAAGTACTCTCCGTTTTTATTGGTAGACCAGCGTCCCGCCGCCTTACTGTCAGAACGTAAGTTGACGTTTGGGAATATCTTAGAGAACGGCTCACTGGCTACTAAGTTACGAACCTTACGGCCAAAGCCTACCGCGAGTTCTGCGGTGTTCGAGCACTGGATGATTTTCTTACTAGGATCCCGTCCCAGAAACCAAGCTGGCAGCATATACGAGGCAAACTCAGACTTTGTATGCCGAGGGGGCATATTGATGATCAGACGCTTTATCTTTCCAGTGGCGATCTCTTCGAACTTCTTAGCCATGACTTTATGGTGGCGGCCATCAATGAACCCCGGCCACATGGCGTGGGCGAATTTATTGAAATCATCAAAGGCTTCTTCTCTCTGTTGGCTGGCTTCTAATGCGTCAAGGTCGTCAAGGTAAGAGGCTTGTTCGTTAGAAGGCATCTTAAAGAAAGTCTCAGAGGCGGCCTCGGCTTCTGGTTTTGTAAGGTTCAGGGCAAACATCACCCTCCTAACAAACAGGTCACGCTCCTCTTGCATCTCCAGTTGTTGTTTCTTATTCAAGGAAGGTTCCTAAGTTTCAAGTAAGACGGGCGCACACTACGTGCCGAATTCTTAGCCCGCCTGCAGATCCCTAAGTCACAGAGCTTCTTCACCACTCTATGAACATTCCCGCGCCCTCTGTCCCCAGTATGAAACATGATGTCATCTATAGAAGGCCCATATCCAAAGTTCCTCCAATACTCATCTATCACAAGGAACACAGTCCTCTGCTTCTCAGTCATACACGCCTCCAGGCATTTTTCATAAGTCTGCTGGATCATCTCAATCCCCACAGAAACAGGCTATCGCCTCTTCTGCCGGATCAAACATATCCATCTGTTTCTGGCTAAAGCTCAACATATCTTTGTAACTGGGCCGGTCAGACCTAAAGACAGCACCGCTTTTTTTCTCTGCACTCTCATAAATCATCTTCTCCATCTTCACCCACCACACAGCCCTCTCAGGCTTTTCCGTGATCAAACTCAAAACCTGTGACCCA